TTAGTTACATTTACGAAGTATGGACTTCTTACATTTATTTTTCTTAACTCTTCTTCTGACGCCATTATACGAATTTTATTGTTTTACCTTTGAGGTCAAAGCCTGCCTCCCTTAGAATATCCTCCACAGACTCTTTTACATCCTCCACTACAGGAGCAACTACCTTTAGGTTTTTTAGCTGTTCGTCCATTGCCTCCCGAATGAATGGAGTCGGTCTTGTTCCGAACTGGTTTATTGACTTTTTCATTACCTTTGCTAAACTTTTGGCTGCTGCCCTTTCGGTTATCGGTTCTCCCTGTCTTCCTGATATGTCCCTGTAATTTAATGGTTTTGCTAATATCCAATCTGCTAATTTTTGTTCTGAAACTCTTTTAACTCCTCCTTTATCTACTTTTAGTAAGTAATCCTCACCCACAATCTCTATAATGCCACCAGTCCTGTCGATCACGCCTAAAGACTCATAAGACTTACCTGTAGAGTATATCGAAGAATTCTCTTCTCTATCTTGTCTAGGTTCTAGAATCTTCTTCTTTAGCAAAGCCACTAGCTTCTTAGCATAGCTTTTCATATAGGCTTCGATATTCTTAGTTCTTATGGACATTGGCTTCCGTCTGCATTAATTAACGCCATATCATTATTTGGCATATTAATATTAACTGTCATAGACCATCCTGTTACTTTGTTTTCGAATCTATCTTCGAATAATTGTGCTGTAGGGTTTCCGTCTATCTCGTAGTTAGCATCATACATACCGCCTCTACGTAAAGAAGATTGGATACCGTTTATAACATTCAGTAGTGAGTTGTGAATATCGTGAGTATTGTCTAAACCTAGGTGTGGATTATCTTTAGATAATTTATCATCTTTTTCATCATCAACCATATCCATCACAATTATATTCAGAGATACAGTCATAATGTATTCCTGAAAGGTAATCGAAGATACGCCAACGTGAGCTAACGGGAATATTGTCTGCTTTGACAAATCTACCTCTAATAGATCGCCAAAGGTAACTGTACTAATTAAACTGCTGCCATTTAAGTAGGCGAATAGCTTATCGATTAAGTTGTAGTATGTTTTCATTGTTTATATTGTTTTCGTATCATTTTAGCTTCTAGTTCATTCTTCTCCTTCTCAAACGTTAGGAATGTTAGGCATTGGTGAAGTGAGACTTTCGTAACTTCATCAAATCTTCGGACATCTCCTTTAGCAAGCGCATAGATACTTTGATACCATCCCCACTTTTTTCCAAAGCCATCCTCACTTGAGATGTTAGTTCCTCTTTCTGAAGAGTCTTCTCCATAAAGTTCAGGGTAGTCGCTGACAACTCGATCCCTAAATGATAAAAAAAAAGCGTACAACTCATTACAACACTTAATGGCATCTCTTTCATTAACTCGTTTATCTCATCACTAGGGTCATATGGAGCAATAGTATATCTTTCGCCCTTCCTAAAATTGACTGGACGGTATAGTACAGCCATAGCTTTATGCATATCCTCCCAATTTCCGAAGTAATTCTCTATATCGATATACTCACCTAAAGACATATCATCTAGCTTAGGAATGAATCCCATATCAACATCCAACAGTTTGAAGTGGCGAATAAGATCATAATCCTTCTCAAAAGCCATTTTAAGCACTCCTAAGAGACTTTCTATGTCTCGGTAAGGTATCTTATCCACTAGGTCGTATTCGATGCCGCAAAACGCCTCTATGAGCTTCTTGTTAATAAACTCTGCATCCTTTACCTCATCTTTACCCTTTATTTCGCCCAAATAATATTGGTACTGCCCTAAGGATATTTCTTCTAAGCTGTCTGGTACGATTAACTTTACTTCTTCCATCTAAGTATTAACTGGTTTTAAGGTTTGTGTACTGAAGGGAACTTCCATCTGTAGTATATGCACCTCTATACATACTGTATATATACATAAAGTATTTATACATACTATATATACTAGTGTATATATACTGTATACTTGTATACTGTATGTATACTATATAAAAACTCTTAGTTATATTATATATACTATTATATATATATGTGCAAATATTGCAGTTGGAGATGTATCTATTTATTATTGTCATAGTAGTGACAGTAGAATTCATAGATTTTTAAGTTAGCCTCCTGCTGGGTATAGGTTTTTGGCGATAAAGCTATTATTCCATTATTGTCGACAAATATCTTGACTAAGCCATTCTCGTAAGGATCCTTAATCTTATTCACATTAACTTTGTACTTTTCTTTACCTGATGTCCTCCATTCTGTATCTAGATACTCTTTGCCTAAATTTATATGTATTTTAATGCCATTAGAGAAACACCAATGCATACATTTATCCTGATCTACCCTGTACACAGGTATACCAATCATCTTATTCCGCTTCTTAGCCATACACAAATATAGTCAATTACATTCACACCAGCAAATAGTTTTGCAGTTGGAAACTAAGTCTTGTGTAGAGAGTAGGGTAATATAGTACTAACCGATGCCTTTCCGTCAGAGTACCCCCCTATTCAATTCATATTGAATTTAAGCCCAT